ATTTGGTATTGCTGATACTAAATTGCGCCCGGCACTGGCGAACTTAGCCAGAGCAACTGGCGACCTTACCAAAGCCCAGCAATTAAACAATTTGGCCATAGACATTGCAGCTGCGACTGGCAAGGATCTTGAGTCTGTGTCCTTGGCACTTGCTAAAGGATACAACGGCAACCTTGGTGCATTGACTCGATTAGGTGTGCCCCTTGATGCCAACATAATTAAAACCAAAGATTTCACAGCTGCCACTGATCAATTACAAAAATTGTTTGGTGGATCGGCACAAGCCAATACAAAGACATTACAAGGCCAGTTGGCTATCTTGAAAGAAACTTTTGGCGAATTGCAAGAGGGCGTTGGCGTTAAGTTAATCCCTGTTTTAAAACGATTATTTGAGCAGGTGCTTAAAGTATCTAGAGCATTCAGTGGTCAAGATCCAGACGGACTAAGCGCAAGAGCCAGAGAATTAAAGGGTGAAGTAGGTGATGGAGGGGCAGGAAGCCTTGGCCGATCCATTGCAATCTTGGCAAATAGTTTTGAAAATCTATTCAAGGCCTTTTCAGAGGATGGCGATAGCACTACAAACACCATGCAAGAAATGGCCACAGCACTTAACAACATTGCTAAGGGAATTAATTTAGTTGCTGGGGCATACCGAGGACTCAAGAAACTTGGTGCAGGTGCTTTGGATTTACTTGATCTAGGCATGGGTGTGGGTGAGCGTTTTGGCCCACAAGGTACAGACCGAACTCCATTATTTAACAACAGCATGGCAAGTAATCGCGTGGGTGCAAGTTCTACCGGCACAACCATTGTGATGAATGGTGTCATTGATGGTGAATCTGCTCGCCGTAGTATTGAGCGCCTACTACAAGACTCCTCACGCCGTACAGGTGCAGTCAATCTTGCAGGTTCGACATTGTGACCAATTACGATCCGTATCCGACAGTTACTTTTGCTGGTACTACGACTTATGCAGATCAGACAATCAGTTCAATTTCAATTAGCACTGGCCGTAATGATGTAACCGAGCAACCACAACCGGGTTATGCATCCATAAGTCTTTGGACAGATGCTAGTCAGCCAATCAATGTGGCATTGAGCCAGTCTGTGTCCATTGCCATTGATAAAGGCACGACAGGCACACAGGAAATCTTTTATGGCACTATTTCAGACATTGACATTAGCCTGCAAGCCTACGGATCAGATGGCTCAATTGCCGTTTACAGCATTACCGCCATTGGGCCACTTGCTCAACTTAACCGCCGATTGGTCGGGTCGACTAACTACGCTAAAGAGTTTGATGGCACACGAATCCTGAACATCCTAACTGAAGCATTTTTAACCGAGTGGGATGATGTATCGCCAACGCTTACTTGGGCGCAGCTGCCAACGGGTGCAACTTGGGACAGTTACGATGCAGTAGGTCAAGACCTTGTTGATAGCCTGACAGGCAACATCGATGTGCCTGGACAATACGAACTCATGGCATACAGTGACGGCGTTACAGATGCCTACACATTGGCAGGAATTGCAGCCAACTCGGGGCGCGGTGTGCTTTGGGAAAATGGCACAGGCTCATTGCATTATGACGACTACGCAGCTAGAGCCAGCGCGACACCGCTAGTGCTGACCGCCGATGATTTACTAGCCAACGGCTTACGCACCGCCGCACAATGGGGCGAAATCGTTAATGACGTAACAGTGACCTATCGGGCAGGCAGTGCCAATGCTCGTGATGAGCAGTCGATCATCCTTTATGGCCAGTTGTCCGGTACTCGCTCGACTGTGTTGCATAATCTAGCCGATGCCCAAGCACAAGCCGCCGATTTCTTAGAATCACGCGCCTACCCAAGAATGTATCCAGAGCAGCTGACGATCCCACTTCACTCGCCAACGGTCAGCGATGCAACTCGGGATGCCCTAGCCGCCGTCTACAACGGCCTACGGGTTAGCACCGAGGATTTGCCAGCAGTATTTGGCACAACCTTTGATGGGTTTGTTGAGGGCTACACATGGAACTTGACAAGATACACTGCCGAACTGGCGTTGACCTGCTCGGCATACTCCGAAACTTACCAGTCAATAATCTGGTATCAATTACCACCAACGACAACTTGGGCAGGGTATACTCCAAGTACGACAGAATGGCAGGATCTCTAAATGGCAACTACTACTCCAAACTACGGTTGGGATGTGCCAACCTCTACTGACTACGTTAAAGATGGCGCGACTGCTATCGAAACCCTTGGCGATGACATTGATGCCACGCTTTACACTGCCCTTGGCGGTGCTTACCCTGGCTTACGTTTAATCAAAAAACAAACAATTGGCACAGCCGTTTCATCGGTAACAGTAACTGGCGCATTTAGCGCAACATACGAAAATTACAAAATTGTTGTATCTGGTGGTACTGGTTCAGCGCAAGCGTATTCAGTTTTGACATTGGGTTCAACATCAACTGGTTATTACGCTGGCTATGTAGGTGTAACTTATAGCGGTAGCGTTTCTAACGCTGGAGTGAATAACGGCGCTGGTTTTTTGTATTCTGTTTTCACAGACGGCTCAAACGGTATGAACGCATCAATCGAATTGATTAGCCCTTTTGCAAGCAAACCGACTTTTATGAACAGTCAATGTGCAACTAATACGCAAAGCATTTCCGCACAAGGATTGCTGGTTGGTTCAACCTCATACACTGCATTCACTTTAACACCAGCATCAGGAACTTTAACTGGCGGAACAATTTACGTTTATGGATACGGAGCAAGTTAATGTCAAACCCATTAATTCAAATAGACGATGAAGTGCGCGAAATGACTGACGAGGAATACGCCGCGTATCAAGAGGAAATTGCAAGCATTCCGCCATTTGGCGAATAAAACTAATTACAGGGCCATGACACGAAAGGGCAATCATGGCCTTACCAATTAAGAACGGCAAGATTTCGACACCGTGGGCGAAAGTTGGGAAACACTGGTCTAGCGGAAAGCACACTGGGGTAGATTTCGCAGTCCCAATTGGAACACCTGTCTTAGCAGCTGCTGATGGCAAAGTATTAAACGCAAACTGGGGCAAGGCCTACGGCAACCAAGTTGTTTGCGCCGTAGATGGTGGCTTTGTTATCTACGCACACTTAAACAAAGTACGAGTGAAGCCAGGTGCAGTTGTAAAAAAGGGTGACCTAGTTGGCGAATCTGGCAATTCCGGGAACTCAACTGGGCCCCATTTACACTTCGAAATGAGAACAAAACCTCGTTGGAGCGATGGCCAGCCAATCGACCCGAAAGCGATCCTAGAAGCATGAGCAAATACAAAACATTCGCAGTGCGCGTGATCGCACTTATTGCATACGAGGGATTAGCCACTTTTGGTTTGTCGGCTGGTGTAGGCATTGAGCCAATCAAGGGCGCATTGATGGCCGCACTATTGCCACTTGTAGTTGTCCTACGGGAAACCGCCAAGGGCTTGATCGATGATGGCAAACTAACGCAATCAGAGATGGACAGTGCAATCACTGCTGGACAGAGCGCAAAGAAAAAGTGAAGCGCACCTCGATCATCATCGGGGCTGTCTTTGTCTTACTCGCAACACCAGTGATGGGTCAAGGGACTCAACCTTTTGCAGCTGCTCAAGCCAAGTCTCCGGACTATGCAAGGCAACCGATAACCAGTCTTACAAGTCTGGCAAGTGGACAACCTTTGCTGGGTGTGACCCGTTTGAACTAGGTGGGCCACGTTCCTTATTCTTTGCACAGTTGCACCTTGACTGTGACAAGCGGCCACGCTGGGTCAAGATCAGATTGGCGCGCTTGTTGCCTGACGGCTCAAAAGATACCACTGGCACAAACACCTGGACACTTGGCAAGGATGCACCGCTTAAATGGCAAGGCACTATGTGGTGGGAATCCAAAACCAAGTACCCAATGGTTGCGCAATTCAAAGTCAAGGGCGGCAGCTGCGTGAGTAGCGAGCGACAGTTTAAGTGGTGGACACCTTGAAGCGGCGATCGTTATTCATTGCCTTGTTTGTTGGTGGCCTGATGTTTGTCCAGCCTGTACCGGTATTTGCTGATCAGGGATTAACCACAGTTATTTGTGCCAATGATGCAGGTGAGCAGATTACACGCCAGATCGGCTGGGATAACTCTAACCGATTCTTTGAGGGTCGCGGTTATATTCCAAGACTCTATTGTGAGGGTGGTTTTGCTGGCCCTTACACAACCTACATAAGCGATGATTTGCCAATCGGTAGTCCCTTAGGCTGGTACGCAGGGCTTGTGCCAACACCAGAACCATCACCAAGCCAAACCACAACCACCGAGCCAACGCCTTTGCCATCGTCTATTCCTACTCTCGAACCAAGTCCAGAACCCACACCAAAACCCCCATGATGATCAGTAGCCCTGTCACCTTTTTTGCTGATCCATCAAGGGTGAAATACGCGATTAAAAGGCCTACATAGGTGTAAGTATCGGCGGTTATCGCTTCAACATACTTTCGTAGCCATTTCATCATTTCACTCTCCTAATGCTTGCTGCTATTTGACCGACAAGGACTGCACCTACAACAACGCCTTGTGATTCCTCACGTTGCTCGGGTGTCATGTCATTGCCGACATTCATGATCGCTTCGGCAGCTGCTAATACCTGTGCAGCGCCTGGCAAATCCGCTAAAAGCGGTGGTAATTCAATTACGATTGGTGGTGCTGGCGCAACGGCTGGCGGTTCAGGTGCGAGTGATGGCGGTGGCGATGCTAAAACG